TTTATCCGAATTTGCTTAGAGTTATTGGAATATGGTCGCTGTGGATTGCTGGTTGATGTCGATGCTAATGGCGTGCCTTACTTCGCGCTTTACGATGCTTTATCCATTATTAACTGGAAAGAAAACAGTATTGGTGGCCGCAAAGATCTAAAACTATTAGTGCTTGAGGAGCAATTTGATAATAGTGAAGATGAATTTGGCCATAACACAAAGACAGTTCATCGTGTTTTATCTATGACAGACGGCGCTTTATCAGTTCGATTATTTGATGGCTCTGTTGAAGAAGATAAAACGCCAGATCTCGGCGGTAATCAGCTATCTTTCACGCCGTTTGTTTTCTGTGGTACGACCGATAATTCTCCACAAGTTGGAACGGTACCATTGCTTACTATGGCCAAGGCAGCACTCAAGTATTACCAGCTTAGTGCGGACTATTTTCAGTCACTTCACCATACAGCGCACCCGCAACCATGGATTAACGGTATTGATGATGAAGATCCCGATCTTAGCGTTACAGGTGTAATGGCTGTCTGGAGCCTGCCCAAAGATTCGCAATGTGGTTATTTGGAAATTTCAGGTAATGGTATTGAACTCACTAAGCATGAAATGGATGCGCAAAAGAATGCCGCTCTAGAAGCTGGAGCAAAGGTGATTGATACCAACTCACAAGAATCAGGTGAAGCACGACGTGCGCGTCAGGATGACCAACAAGCAAGCCTACATAGCATTGTCACTTGTGCTGCTGCGGCTATTGAGCAGGCTATCAAATATGCTGCCCAATGGTTAAAGCTAGATCCATCTAAATACTCTTTTACGGTCGATCCTGAATTTATTGTTCAGCAATACGATATCAATCTTGCTAAGCAACTATATGAAGGCGCCATAGCTGGAAAGAATTCGTTCCAGACCTATTGGGAATATATCGCTACTGGTAAGTTGCCAGCTCATGATTTTCAGGAAGAGTTGAAGCGTGTTGAAAGTGAGCGAGATAGTTTGCCGCTTTAGGAGTAATAAATGGCCTCAGAAGATAAATCACTGCTCGAGGTATTAACTCAACATCAAGCATATTTGTTCCGGGCATCGTCTCAATCAGTTAATGAATTACTAACAATCTTTAAAGATGAGTCAGCTTTAATGCTGGCAAAGCTTCGGGATTTGTTGGATGAGTTAAATGATTCTGAGAAAGCAGCCCTTGCAGCGGGTCTTTACACAACGGCCAACCTCAAGGAGATACGAGATTTAATATCCGGTTGGCATACAAGTCTAAATTCTTCATTGCCTGAAGCATTTGCAGTTTCAGCAACTGCAATGGCTGTATATGAGGCTAATTACACAGCTAAGTTATACGGCGGCAAGATTAAGAAACCTAACGGTGAAAAGCTGTTTACTGCCGCTAAGAAAGTCCCTTTAGTTGGTGGAGCTCTTGTAGATGATCTTCTAAGTAAGATTGCTGAAAGTGCACGTCAAAAGGTCGAATATGCTATCCGTGATGGGATTAGCTCAGGCAAAACTAATCAGGAAATAGTCCAGCGGATTCGTGGTACAAAGCGCCTTAATTTTGAAGATGGGCTATTAAGTGGCTCAAAGTCTGATATTGACCGTACCGTGAGAACAGTTCGTAGTCATGTAGCCAATCAAGCATATCTAAATAGCTTTAACCAGATTGGTTTTGAATACGTAAGACTGGTAGCTACATTAGACGGAAGAACATCTAAACTGTGTGCTTCACTTGATGGTGCGGTTTGGGAGATTAACGATCCAGCAAAACGGGTACCGCCGTTACATCCTAACTGCCGGAGCATTTTGGTACCAGTCGAAAAAGATGGTCTGCTTGTTGGCGAACGGCCATTTGTAATGGACGAACGTCGAGTTAAAGACATTCCAAAAGATGAGCGAAGCCAATTAATAGGGCAGCTAGATGCCAACACTACATTTAAAGAGTTCTTCAAAAAGACAGATGACTTCTTCCAAAAAGAGTGGCTAGGGCCGAAGCGTTACAAGCTCTATAAGGAAGGGAAATTTGATTTTGATAAGTTCTTCGATCCTGAAGGGCGATTGTACACATTAGACCAACTTCGAAAGTTGGATGAGCAAACCTTTAAGGAGTTGGGTTTATGAGTGAGTCAAAAGTTAGACATTTAGTACTTAAAAGAGTTTCAGATAGATCTTCTCATCTCGCCCTTTGTGACGAGGAAATAGGTATTCCATTAGCTGGATTAACCTCTGTAAAGATGAATTGTGGTGTTTTTGAGGGTCCAGCGACTATTACAGCAACATTTGATGTAGGTGGTCCTCAAGGAATCCGCTTGGTTGGTGACGAACCTAGACAAAGGGTTTGGGGTGCAAAGGAAACGTAGCTAAAGGTACTACAAATGTCTGAAAAGCAAATCAATATGTCAGATGCTCAATATATTCTGAGCACAAAATTAATTCTGGTGCCTTTTCTTCGAATTAAGATTTCAAGAGCCATGGCAATTTATGGTTTTACTTTTGAAAGATTAAAAGCAATCGCACTCATCAATTAGAACTTAATTTTTAACCTTAGCACCTTCGGGTGCTTTTTTTGTGAGTATTAAAATGAGCAAGAAACTATTAACAGCATCTATGGTTGCATACATTGGTACTAGGTCAGTTTTAGCAACGCCCATGACGCGTGGTGAATACAATGAATACCAAGGGTGGCAAATCCCTGAAAATGAAGACCCAAGTGATCCTGGTTATTTAATCGAATACAAAGATGGTGGCAAGGCTAATCATCCAGATCATGAAGGTTATATTTCTTGGTCGCCAAAAGATGTTTTTGAGCATTCATATCAACTAGATGGTTTTCAAAATTGTGTAATGGGCCGTGAAATTCATAAAGATGATAATGGAGTAACAGTTACCCATAACGAAACTGTTAAAACCCGTGATGGTGAACAGTCTCTTGAAACCGGTCATTTCTATGACATCGTAACTGGAGATTCACTTACTCCAATTCAATTTCAACTTGGTCCAGTTAAGGAAGTTGGAGTAAATGGCATCACGAATGAAGCATTACTTGCGATAGTTTTACATCGTTTACGTGTTCTGAATGAAAAGTTTCCTTGCCGCGAAAATTCACTTGCTATTACCAATATTGAGCAAGGTCAAATGTGGCTAGAGCAACGTACCCGAAATCGTCAGAAGCGTGGTGTTGAAGGTTTTAACATCGCTTAACTTTATTAATCGAAATACAGCGTCCTAATGGGCGCTTTTTTAATGCCTGAAGCTAAGCAGAGGGTTCAACAATTAAACCCGCTAAGCGGTATCTCTAGGAGATTTTTAAATGCCAGACGAAATCAAAGTTGATTTGGAAAATCCTGAAATTAAAGCAGCTATTCAAGCCGCCGTTGATGAAGCTGTTAAAGGTCTTAAAGATAAGAACGCTGAACTTATCAAAGATAAAAAAGAGTTGAAAGATGAACTAGGTTCATTGAAATCAAAGGTTGAGGGTTTAGATCTGGATGCAATCAAGGTCCTGCTTGATAAATCAAATCAGGATGAAGAATCCAAACTTATTGCAGAAGGCAAGATTGAAGAAGTCATTCAGAAACGTACCGATAAGATGCGTGAAGAGCATGCCCGTTTGCTCAATGCCGAAACTACGCGAGCTAACAATGCTGAAGCTTATGCGAATAAGTTTAAGCAATCGGTCGTGCAGGGCCAGATCGTTCAGGCTGCTGTTGAACTTGAAGCTTTACCAGAAGCGACTGCAGATATCGCATTTCTTGCCCAGTCTAAATTTGCTTTAGACGAGGACGGCAAAGCGGTAGCTGTTGACGAAAACGGCGAAGTAATCATTGGTAAAGATGGCAAGACGCCGTTATCACCAAAAGAGTGGGTTGAATCCCTGCGCGAGCAAAAGCCGTACTTCTGGCCTAAACCTAATGGTATGGGTGCACCAGGTAGTAACAACTCAAAAGGTCAACCTGACATCTTAAAAGCAGATGGCACGGTGAATATGACCAAATTGGCGCAATTACGAAATGAAAATCCGCAACTAGCTAAAGAGCTAGCGGCAAAACACGGTATTAAACTTTAAGGAGTAAAGCCTAATGGCTGAGACAAAAATTGCTGATGTAATCGTACCCGAGTTATTCACACCGTACGTATTAAATAAAACTGCCGAAAAGTCCGCTTTATGGCAATCCGGTATTGTTGGGGATCTCGATGTTGATGTAGCTTTCGGTACAGAAGGTGGTACTACGGTAAATATTCCGTTTTGGAACGATTTAAGCGGTGAGTCAGAAGTACTTTCAGATTCAAAACCTTTATCTGTAAATAACATCACTTCAGGCAAGGACATTGCGATTCTTCATGCACGTGGTAAGGCCTGGGGTGCTAATGACTTGGCTAAAGCATTATCTGGTGACGATCCACTTGGTGCTGTTGGTGATCTGGTTGCAGATTACTGGTCGCGTGAGTTTCAAGGTTTTACCGTAAATACACTTAAAGGTGTGTTTGGTGCAACCAGTATGGCGGGTAATACTCACGATATTTCTGCTGGAACTGGAGCAGCCGCTGTAATTGATGGCGTATCTTTTGTTGATGCTTCATACAAGCTTGGGGATGCCGTAGACAAATTAACGGCTATTGCCATGCATTCGGCAACCATGGCTGCACTAGCTAAACAAGGTTTGATCGAAACCGTACGTGACGCTGATGGTGTCGTGCTCTATAAAACCTTCATGGATCGCCGTGTGATTGTTGATGACGGTATGCCAGTTGATGGGGATGTATTCACTTCATTCTTATTCGGTCAAGGTGCAATCGGTTTCCAAGATATTGGTGCACCAGTTGGTGTAGAGACTGACCGCGATAGTCTAGCGGGAACTGACATTCTTATTAACCGCCGTCACTTTGTATTGCACCCTCGTGGCATTAAGTGGGCAGGTGCGACTGGTATTGCACCTAATAACGCAGGTCTTGCTACAGCTGCAAACTGGGAACGTGTTTACGATCCAAAACAGATCCGTATTGTGGCATTCAAGCACAAGATCAAATAACTAATAGGCGGGCTATCCCGCCTTATTTTTTGGAGATCCTCAAATGGGACTTTCATCATTTAACCGTGCACGGGAAAGACAACAAATGATCGAAACAAAAATTGCTGAGCTAGAAGAACAACTGGCAACGTTGAAAGGTGAGTTCATTGCCTTTCAGAATGATCCAGAAGCCATGAAAGCGCGTATTGCTGAGCTTGAATTGGGTGAAGGAAAACAAACGCAAGATGGTGACAACCAGCAAGCTCAAGGCAACCAAAACCCGGATGGCGAGCAAAAGACTGGTGGTGAGCAAGAACAACCAATTAATTATGCAGGGCTTAAAGTTGATGAACTTCGAGCTTTGTTAACTGAAAAAGGTATTGCATTTGAACCAGGTGCTAAAAAAGACGAGTTATTAGCGCTTCTTCCAAAGGAATAATCCATGAGCTTTATCACTGAACAAGAAGCGATAGAACATGTTGAAGGCTTTGATGCTTTATCTGCCAGTGATAAGGCTCAATACCTTCAGATGTCAGAAGCTTATCTATTAGCACGTAATGTTAAACCTTATGTAGATGCCACTCTGGTTCCTGAGCCCTTGAAAACAGCCTCATATCAAATCATCAAGGGCATTATTAAAGGTGATCTATATCAAGGACAGGAACAGGCATTAAAGCGTAAGAAAGTAAAGGCTGATACGGTTGAGACTGAAAAGGAATATCAAGACGGGTCAGCAAAACTTAATGCAACTGAGCAATTCATTCTTGATTTGATCAAACCATACTGCAAAAGAAAATCTGTATTTTTTGTCAGGAAAATCTAATGGGCCTACGCGAAGAATTACAAACTGAAATTGCTGAAGCATTTAATGAAGATTTAGCTGACGCCGTGCATACCTTTACATGTGAGCGGATCTCAAAAACTAACTGGGATCCTAAAACTGAAACTTCAATCGAGGTTAAGGAAAACTATTCCGGCCGTGGTGTTCTATTTGGCTCTTACAGTCAATATGAGATCCAGACGCTTGGAGTACTGGCCACAGACAAGAAGGCTATCGTTCTTCAAAATGAAGTGGGTATGACACCAAAAATAGATGATGAATGGCTAACAGCCTTAGGGTCATTTAGAGTTATTTATATCCAACAAGATCCTGCTTCTACTATTTGGAAATGTCAGTTGAGGAAAGTGTAATGACTTGGTCCGTTCATGAGTTTTATAACAGCATTCAAGTGCTGCCTGATGATGATCTAAAGCCACATTCATTATTTCACTGCGAATGCCATCCCAAATATGAGGATGGCATTTTTATTCATAACTCATTTGATGGTAGAGAAGCGACTGAAACGCCTTTACCTAGTTAACAGGTTAAACCATGGTTAATTCTGATTATGTTCCTGAATGGTATATCTCGCCATTTCAACATGTGCAGTACACGCTTGCTCGAAATCAACTACACATGGATTTGTTATTTGAAGATATGGATAAAGCCGATCAATTTTTGGATATGGGGGCGGATGCACAGGTTAGTACTTTTTCAGATGGTGCTTATGCAATTGTTCAAATTGGTGATACGGAAGATAGAGATCAGCTCCAAGTTTATGGGCTACTTTTGCATGAGGCAGTTCATGTCTGGCAAATAGTTAAACGAAGAATGGGCGAGAACGATCCAAGTGCTGAATTTGAAGCGTATTCAATTCAATCAATCGCACAAGACTTATTTGAAATGTACGAAGCAAGCGAGGTGAGCAATGGGATGGAAGGGGAAAAAGCCGACTAGCTTTAGTGTTGATGTGGTGAAAAATGCTGAAGAACAAGTTAAGAAAATCACGATGGATACGGTGCAATCTTTAGTAGTTTCAAGCCCAGTTGATACGGGCACTTATCGTGCTTCTCATATCGTTTCAATTGGATCTGCTGATTTCGGCATACGTGGACCTGAAACTAACCCAATTCAAGATGCTGCTATTCAAGCTGTAAAGATTAAATTGGGTAATTTGGTCTACATACAGAACAACCAGCCTTATGCTGAGCGCTTAGAAAATGGGTGGTCTGATCAAGCACCACAAGGAATTTACAACACCACCTTTACCTTTATTTCTCAGAAGTATGGCGGCTAATATGGCAATGACTTTAGAGCAGGCGAGGTAAGCAATTGCCGAACGTATGCAAAGCTTTACTAGTATTTCCCAGGATAGAATCCAGTATCCAAATTTACCAGGCTTTAAGGTTCCAAAGGAAGGTTTGTGGTGTCGCTTAACGATTGCGGGCGGTCCAAGTTTTATTTCAGGCATTGCTGATA